AGCCCGGGGTCGCCGGAGACGCCCAGGGCGGAGAGCGCGTCGGAGAGCGCGGTCCCGCCGGTCAGAAGGTATCGGTCAGCCATGGTTCACCCCACGACCCAGCGGGCCGTCCAGTCGATCGTCGTAGCTCCGGCGCCCGTCACTTGCAGCCGGAGCGACGTGCCCGACGTGTCCACCGTCACCGCCCACGTCGTCGCGCTGTCGGTGGGGCCGATGATGATTGCGCCGCCGCCCTCAATCGTGAGCGTCCCGCCACTGTTGCGGACGGTGACGAGGATCTCCCACCCGCACGAGGCGCTGAAGTCGCTCTTCAGTGCGGTCACCAGGAGCTTCGCGGTGACGGCGCTGTTGGTCGGGACGCTGTAGGTCCCGCACGTCGTCTGCGTCGCGTCGGTCGTCTGCACGGTGGCCGACTGGTGCGAGGCCCACGGGAGCGAGGCCCACGCGGGCGCGCCGCCCGAGACCGTGAGCACCTGGCCCGTCGACCCCACGGCCAGCCGCGCGTCCACCCCGCCCGCACGTGTGAAGAGGTCGCCGTTGGTGGTGAGCGGGGAGGATGACGCGGGCGTCGTCGCGACCCACCGGGAGGTGGTGGAGTTCCAGGTGAGCACCTGGCCGTTCGTGGGCGCGGTGGTGGAGATGAGCCCGCCGCGGAGGCTCCCCGCGTCGGCGAGCGTCGCGGGCGAGTCCTCCGCGACGTAGGCGCCGGCGGCGGGGTCCGCCGCGCGCCCGCAGGCGAGCGCGAAGCCGTTGCCGACCGCGACCCAGCTCCCCCCGTCGAAGCGGACGTTGTAGAGGGCCGCGGGCGACGCGCTCGTGTCGACGGGTGGCGAGAGCGCGCGCCAGCTCGTGAGGTCGTTCGAGACCCACAGCCAGGGGGAGCGGCTCGAGGTCGCCGTCCACACGCCGTCGCGGTACGCGATCTTGGTGAGGTACTTCGGCGAGGCGCCGGGCTGCGTGACCGCGGCCCAGCTCGCGCCGCTGTCGGCGGACAGGTAGAGGTCGGGGGACGACGAGTTGCCGACGCGGTACGCGACCACCTCGCCCGGGGCGCCCGCGCAGAGGCGCCATGACGCCGACGCGCCGGGCGCGAGGGAGACGGTGGCGGCGAAGTTCACGCCGTCGGTGCTGTTGTAGATCTCCCCGTCCTGGGAGACCCACACGTACTTCACGCCGTCGGAGACGACGTCGAGGCCGTTGTTGGAGGGCGTCGAGTCGAAGGTGCAGGCGAGCCACGTCGAGCCGCCGTCCGCGCTGTAGACGGCGTACGTCGTCGACGCGCAGGCCGCGACGAGCTTCGCCGCGCCGCCGAGTTCGGCGAACGCCTTGACCTCGTCCATGCCGCCGGGGACGGTGGCCGCCGACCACGCGTTGCCGTTGGCGCCGAGGGGGCCCGCCGCCGTGCCGTCGTCGGCCGCGGCGTAGTAGATCGCGGCGTCGCCGCCGGCTTCGTGGCACCCGAGGAGCCACACGCTCGTCGAGAGCGCCTTGAGCGCGAACGGGCCCGTCACCCCCGAGGGGAGGTTCGTGCGCGCCGCCCACTGGTTCCCGCGCTGCGACACGAACATCTTCGCCGCGGGGGCGGAGGTCTCGCCGACGACGGCGAATCGGAACGCCGCGTTCGTCTGCCCGGCGTCGGTGGTGACCGTGTCGACGTCGAAAGCGAGCGCGCCGGGCGCGTTGAAGTGGTCGCTCGCGGGGGTGCCCGGCCACACCGCGCGGTCCCACTTCTCCACGTCGGGCCCGCGGAGGAAGTCGATCCAGGCGCCGTAGGCGTTGAAGAGCGCGTTGAACCACTGCGCGGGGGGCTCCGCGCGCGTGGCGAAGCCCGCCTCGGCGCTGCCGCTCGGGGGCTGCACGAGCGCCGCGCCGCTGCCCCACCCCCACCTGGGAACCCACGCAGGCCGCCTGAAGCTCATGCCCGCACCGCCCCGTGGAGCGCCCCGCCGTGCACGCCGCCCGTCGAATCGCCGAAGCCGGCGTCGCTGTCCTCGAGCATCTCTTCCGCCTCGCTGCTGAACCTGAACGCCTCGACCGCCCCGTCACCCACGTCGATCACCTGGAGCCCCACGGCGCCCGCCTTCGCGCGCCGGAGCACCGCGGCGATGACCGCCGCCGGCACGTCCGACGCCGCGGGCTCGACGACCACCGACGCGGGGAACGCCTCCGTCAGCGCCGGCCAGGCGTCGAGCATCGCGTGGACGACGCCCTCCAGGTCGTCGCCGTTGCCCGTCGAGCGGTGCGCGGCGACGACGCCCTTGAGCACCTTGCGGTACGGCGCGTCGAGCATCCCGTCGGGCCGGGGCATCGCGAGCACGCTGCCGACCTGGTCGAGCGCGTGCGCGGCGCTGTTGTCGATCGCGAGCGCGTAGAGCGCCCAGGCGGCCGTCTCCAGCTCCTGCACCTGCGAGAGCCACGACGACGCCAGCGCCTCGAGCGCGTCGCGCCCCCGGAACTGGTGCGGCAGGGCGCGCAGGCCGTCCGCGACGTGCGTGGCGACGGTCGCGTGCGCGGTGAGCCGGTCGGGCTCCGCGGTCACCGCGCCCTCACGACGGCGACGCGGCCCGACGCGAGCTTCAGGGCCTCCCGCGGCGTCGCGGTGAGGTTGTAGGCGAACGCGGCGCGGGCGGCGGCGGAGACGCTGTTCACGACGCTGCGCGACAGGAGCACCTCGGCGCAGTCGGTGACGCCGGCCACGGCCCGCACGGCGGCGAACACGTCGCTCCGCTTGATGGGCGCCCCGGCGATCTGCGAGGCCGTCACCGCCGCCACCGCGTCCTCGATCGCGGTCCCGCCGGGGAAGAGCCCGTCGTCCCACGCGACCTGGACGCAGGCGTAGGCGTTCGTCGCGGTGGGGCGGGTGAAGCTGACGGAGCGGGTGGCGCCGCTGGCGCTCGTGACGCTCGTCGTCGTCGTACCCCACGCGCGGATGCCGCCCGCCTTCGCCTTCCAGAGGGCGAGGGCGACGTCGGCGTCGAGGCCGCCCTGGACGATCGCCTCGACGGCGTGCGGGGGGATGCCGCCCCAGGGCCGGAGGTCATCGTCGGTGTCGTTCTCGACGACCTCGACCATGGCGACGCCGGTCACGGCGAGGAGCGCCGCGCGGATCGCGTCGACCTGCGGCCCGCCGTCGGTGACGAGCTCGCGCTCGCGGCGCACGCGGAGGGCCGCGTCGAGCTCCCCGGCGCTGCCCGGCGCGGCGTCGGCGTTGTTGGTGACCCCGGTCCAGCCCGTGCGGGGCGTGGCGATGCCGGTGATCGTCCCGCTGTTGGCGACGGACACCCCCGCGACTTCGGCCTCCGCGTTGACGCTGACGGTCGCAGGGGAGCCGCCGCTGTTGGTGGCGCTCGCGAGCGTGACCCAGCGGTTGCTCGGCTGCCCCGCGACGTGGGCGATGGAGCCCGCCGGGAGCGTGACGCCCGCGTTGAGGGTGACGCTGAGGGTCACGGTGCCCTTCGACGCGGCCCGCCGCTCGGTGCCGGTGAGGGAGCACACCGCGTCGAGGCCCGCGAAGCTGCCGAAGCGGGGGTCGCGGCTGCGGTAGACGACGCCCACCGCCTCCCACGCGCTGGCGAGCTGCGCGGCGAAGGTGCCGTTGAGCTGCCCGGTGGGCGACTCCGTCGAGGTGTCCCAGTCGTCGCCGAGGGCCGGGGACGCGCGCTGCGCCGCCTCGAGCTCGGCCATGATCGTGGCGAGGGGCTTCTCGACGAAGCCGGTCGTGAGCAGGCCGTAGGGCATGGGCTACGCCGCCTCCGGGAGGGCGAGGACGTTGGGGGCGAAGTCGGCGATCGTGACGGGCTCCCCGGTGACCGTGGTCGCGGTGAAGGTGCAGGTCGCGACGCGGGTGCGCGGGTCGACGGAGAGGGCGAAGCGGTCGAGGGAGCGCACGCCAGGGCAGGTGGTGATCGCGCGGCGGAGGAGGGCCTCGAGGAGCCGCTCGGTCCCCTTCCCTTCGAACACCTGGAGCCAGGGGAACCCCACGTTCCTGTCGAGGATCCACTCCCCCTGCTGGAGCTTCAGGCGCACCCGGAGGCGCTGCGCGACGGCGTCGGCGCCGGAGACGATCACCGGGCGGCCGCCGGAGCGCGCCAGGTCGCCGGTGGTTGGATCGAGCGCGAGCGTCCTCACACCCGCACGGTGCCCGGGGACGGCGGGGGGCGGCCAGGGGCGGGTGGCACGGCGGCCCTGGACGGAGGGGAGCTCTCAAGGGGCTGGGGCTGCGGTAGCGTCGCAGACCATGAGACCCGCGTGCATTGCCCTCGCGTTCGTCGTCGGTTGTTCCCGAACACCGCGCGCCACCCCCGACCGCCTGGCGGTCACGATCACCGCGGCAGCAACCGCAACGACGGCGCCCGCGCCCACGGAGCCGGCGGTCACGGTCGTGCCCGATGCTGCGGCGCCGCTCGTGGGACAGCCCTCGGCGGTGGCGCGTAGGATCGCCCCGATGCTCCGCCCCGTCTTCCTCGCCGCCCTGGCCCTCGCCGCATGCTCGACCGACCCGTCGCCCTCGGCCGCCAACGACGCCGCGGCGGACGTCGCCGTCGACGCCGCACCGCCCCCTGACGCTCCCCAGGACGCCGCGCCGCCGCCGGATCTGACACCCCCGGCGGACGTTGCTCCGCCGCCCCCCGACGCCGGTCCTGACAACGGCCCCGATGTCAGGACGGACACCGGGCCCGACGTGGCCCCCGACCGCGAGGACGCGCCGCCGGCGGACCCGCTGCTCGAGCAGGTGAGCGCGGTGCGGGTGACGGTGACCGGGGCGGGGGTCGCGTGGGTCTCCGCGCGAACGCAGTCGTGCACCGTCTCGGGCGGGCGGGTGAGCGTCGGGGCGGAGTACGACGTACCGGAGCAGGGGACGTTCGTCGCTGAGGGCCCGCTGGCAGGCCCGGTGGTCTTCGGGACCGCGTTCAACTCCGACGTGCGCGGGACGGTTCGTCAGGGGCCGACGTACCTCACCGACGGCGAGAGTGTTCGGCGCACGAGCCTCGCCCTCAGCGGCACGCCGCGAACCGAGCGCTACGAGATGATCGCGCTCGGCTGCGTCGTCAGGTGACCTTCGCCTTGGTGGTCGCCACGCTCGACGGCGACCACGCGGCGATCACGGCCTTGAGCGAGGCGCCCCCGTCGTTGGGGACGGGCGTCCATCCGGCGATGGCCGTCTTGAGCGACGACACGATCGCGTCAACGAGGTCGGCGCGCGCGGCGAAGGCGGTCGCGGTGGCGGCGCCGACATGCACGGTGCCGTTGCTCTCGACGCGCAGGGCGGTCGCACCGTTCGTCTCGATCTCCACCGAGCCGTTGGCGCGCGCGAGCACGCGCGGCCCGCTCGCGTTGTCGCTCCCGAGGACGAGCCCGGTGGGCCTCCCATCGGTGGCCCCCGCCGCCCCCGTCTTCGTGAGCTTCCGCGCGCGCGGCACGAGCCCCATCGGAAGGAAGATGCTGTGGGCGATGTGGTTCCTGCGGAGGTCGCCTGGGTCGGTGACGTCGCCGTCGCCCACGCGCCAGTGCCCGATGGCCCCGCTGCACACGATCACCAGGCCGGTGTCGCCCGGCGCGATCGGGAAGCTCAGGAACCAGGAGCCCATGCGCGGGAAGCACACGGGCGTGCAGGGGAGGACGGGCAACTCCTCCATCACGTAGGTGCCATCGGGCTGGGGCACCTGCTTCCGAATCAGCGGCACCACGTCCGCCACCTGGAGGTCGGGGTCGTAGCTCTGCACGCGCCCGGGGAAGGCCGTGTCGATTCGGAGTTCGAACTGCTCTTCGCGCGCGTCGAGAATGTCTCTGTCGGTGGGATAGGGGAGGCGTTCGGCCATGGTCTTCAGGTCTCCGGTGTGGGGCCGCTGACGAGCGGCGGGCGTGGGCGGTGGCAGGTGAGCTTCGCGTACCAGTCCACGCCGTGCGTGTCGCCCGAGTACTCCGCCTCGGTGATGCGCCACGGGGCCGTCGAGAGCAGCGCGCCGCTCTGCACCACCACCTGCTGCCCGGGGACGAGGCCCGGTTGCAGGAGCGCGGTCACGGTGATCACCCGGCGGTTCACCACCTCGGGCGTGCCGACCATGCCGGTGTCGGGCGAGAGCAGGATTGCGGTGCGGGCGAGCGCGCCGCCGAGGTCGAGGATCTGGAGGTTGCCGTCCTGGACGCTCCACACCTTGCCCGCGGCCGTGCAGAGCCGGGTGAGCTCGGCCGCGGCGCTGCCGTGCAGGATGGTGCCCTCGGGCAGCGTGTCGCCGAGGGCGCCGAGGGAGGCGCCGCGGAGGGCCGTCCCGGCGTTGCCGAGGCCGACGCCCATCGCCGAGGCGATGTGTTGCACCACCGCCTGCACCGTGGTCCCCGGCGCGAACGCCCGCGACACGCGCGCCGTCCGGATCGCGTGCTCCCCGTCGCCGGCGGTGACCTTCACCACCCAGTCGGTGCCGTCGCGCGCGGGCACGGCCTTGCGGAGGTCGCCGCGGAAGATGAGGCTCATCCCGCCGATGTAGCCGGCCATCACCTCGACGAAGGTGTGGAACCTGCGCGCGGAGACGATCTCCCGTCGGTGCTCGGGGGAGAGGTTGCGGATCTCCAGGTCGAGCGTGCCCGCGCGCTGCGCCAGGGTGCGCTTCGCCTTGAAGCGGATGGCGAGCGAGCTCACGTCGAGCGAGCCAACCTGCACCCGCCACGCGCGGCCGAAGAGCGCCGTCACGCGAGCTCCGCGGCGGTGACGTAGGCCAGGACGAACCGCGCGCCGGGCGCGCCGAGGTCGGCGAAGCCCGGGTCGGCGTCGTCCCCGCCCGTGGTGTCGACCACGATCAGCTCGCCCGCGGGGCGGCGCGCGTCGACGAGGCCGCGCAGGAGCGGGACGTTCGGCGCGAGCATCATCCCGTGGCGGATCGGCGCGCCCTCGGCGTCGGCGAGGTCGAGCAGCCAGTGCCCGTCCCGCTGGCTCCATCTGAACGTGAGGGTGAAGTCCGTGCCGTCGAGCGCGGTGCGCTGCGACCACGACGAGGCGCCGGCGGGGGTGCAGGGGATGAAGTCGCTCACGACCCGCTCGCCCTCGCCCGCGCGGCCTGCATCGGGGCGCCGCCGTCGAGCACGCGCGCGAGGAAGCTCCTGTTGTCGGCCGGCTGCGCCCCGCGGTCGAGCCGCACCTGCGCGCGCCGCACCGCCGGAACGGGCGCGCGCGCCGTGGTGGCGAGGCGGACCTTCTTCAGCTCGAGGGTGACCTTGACGCTCTCGCCGGTCTCCCCGTTGCGCTCGGCGCGGTAGCGCGACACCGCGAGGGAGTCGGCCGTCCGGAGCGCCGTCGACAGGGCCACCCGCACGCCGCCCTCGACGAGCGACTGGAAGACCTCGTCGCAGGCGCGCACGCGGTCGAAGTCCGCGCTGAACCGCTGCACGGTGGCCCGCGACCCGTCGGGAAGGGTGACCGTCCCCGGCGCGAGCGTGACGCCGTTCATCTGCGTCGCGGGGAGGGTGACGGGGTGGTTGGTGATGACCCCCTCGACGCTGACGGTCCCGTTCATCGGGCGGATGTGGTCGGCGACGGCGGGCCCGCTCTCGACGGGGTGCTCGGTGACCTCCGCCGTCGCTTCGAAGCCGAGGAGCGATGACGCGTCGATCTCCACCGCCCCCGCAGGCACGGCGCCCGACGCCTCCCAGGTGAGCACGGTCTTCGTGGCCATCGGTCAGTCCCCCTCGTCTTCCTGGGGGTGGTCGGCGTCGCGCTGCTCCTGCTGCTGGCGCTCCAGGATCTGCCCCACCTGCGCCGCGAGCTGCCGAGCGTCGGGCCCGGCCAGGTGGAAGACGTTGCTCTGCCGGCGGTCGACCGTGGTGACCGTAGGCAGCGGCGCCGCGACGGCGCCGGGGGCCGCCACCGATACAGCGCCGCGGGCCAGGGCGGCCGCCGCGGCGGGCGTCGCAGCCCCCGCC